CGCGGAGCGCGGCTATGACTGGCGTGACCAGTTGGAGCAGATGGCGAAGGAAAAGAAGACGGCGGAGGAGCTTGGGCTGGTGCTCGGCATTCATACGCCGGTATCGGTGCAGGCCGCGCAGAGCAACCATGAGGACGAGGCGGGCGGCAGCAATGCCGGGGACGAAGGCGAAGGAGGAAACGATGGGCAAGACGAGAACGAGAAGCAGGAATGAGCCGATGGAGCGCAACAGCTTCCAGAGCGCAATCCGGCGCCGGGATGCTGAAAAGGAAGACGGCGGCGGGCGGCTGATTGAATTGAGCTTTTCCAGCGAGGAGCCGTACCAGCGATGGTTTGGGACAGAAATCCTGTCCCACGAGAAAGCGGCAATTGACCTTTCAAGGCTGGAAGAAATCGGCGTTCTCCTTTTCAACCACGACTGGAATCGCGTTATCGGGAAAATCCTTTCGGTTGACGTGGACGAGCAGGAGCGCAAATGCCGCGCCACTGTGGAATTCGACACGGACGAGGATGCGGAAGTCATTTTCCAAAAAGTCTGTTCCGGCACGCTGAAAGGCGTCTCGGTCGGCTACATGGTGAACGTCTGGGAGGATGTGGAGGAAGGCGCGACGAGTACCGATGGGCGGTTTCAGGGGCCGTGCTCCGTTGCTGTCCGATGGATGCCGTATGAAATATCAATCGTTTCCGTTCCGGCTGATATGACAGTCGGCGTTGGGCGGTCGATGAAAGACGAGGAAGGGGAAAGAGAAATGGATCACGAGAACCAGGCACGGGAGCCGGAAAAGCGCGAAGCACCGCTGACGGCAGAGACCCAGGCCGCGCCAGCGGCAAGTGAAAAGGCTGCGCCTCCTGCCAAGGAGACGCATGAGGCGGCAATTGCCGAGGAACGCCGCCGCACGGCGGAAATCCTTGCGACGTGCAGGCAGTATGGCATGGAGCCGATGGACTTCATCAGCAAGGGAGCGACGGTCGAGCAGGTGCGCTCGGCGGCACTGGAAAAGCTCGCAGCAGAAAGCAAGGCAGTGCATGTGACTGTCGGAGTTGAGGAAATGGACAAGTTCCGGGCGGCTGCGGCAGACGGCCTTGCGCTCCGCGCCGGCATCCATATCGAAAAGCCGGCGGCGGGCGCGGACGAGTTCCGGGGCAAGCGCATGCTCCGCCTTGCGGCGGAATGCGTGGAGCGCGAGACCGGCGAGAATACCCGCAGCATGGACGACAAGGCGCTCGTCCGGGCGGCATTGACCGGCACGGGCGCATTTCCCGGCATCCTGTCGAATGTCGCGAACAAGTCGATGATGCAGAGCTACCAGGAAGCGCCGACCACGTACCAGATTTGGACGGCATTTGGCAGCAACAGCGACTTCAAGGATGCCACGCGCTATCGCCTGAGCGAGGCAGACGATCTCGAAATCGTCAACGAGGCTGGCGAGTTCAAGAACGGCAGCGTCACCGAGGCGAGCGTAAAGACCTCGCTTGCCACCTACGGCAAGACATTCTCGCTGACGCGGCAGGCCATCATCAACGACGATATGGGGGCACTCTCCACGCTGCCGTCGCTGTATGGCGCATCTGCCCGCCGCCTCATCAACAAGATGGTTTACAAGCTGCTGACGGACAACCCGGTCATCGAGGGAGCTGCCCTTTTTCACAGGGATCATAACAACCTTGCCGCCGTAGGCATCACCATCGAGGGGCTTGGGAAAATGAAAGCGGCAATGGCGCGGCAGAAGAACATCGGCAACAAGACCTATCTCAATATCCAGCCGGCCTATCTCATCGTGCCGGTGGAGCTGGAGGTCACGGCGGCGCAACTCATTTCGAGCGTCGTCGACCCGACGAAGGCGAATGCCACGCCGAACCCATTCGCAAACCGCCTGACGGTGGTTTCTGAGCCGGAGCTGGCAGACACGGCGGCATTCTATCTGGCATCTGCGCCGGGCTATGCGCCGACGATTGAGGTCACGCACCTCAATGGCAACAGTGCGCCGGTCATGGAAAGCGCCGTCCAATTTGACACGCTCGGCATCAAGTGGCGCATCTATGAGGATGTCGGCGTCAACCTGCTCGATTATCGCGGGCTGGCGAAATCCACGGGCGAGAACGGCTAAGGAGGGGCAGGAAATGGCAACGGCAAGTTTTGTGCAGATTGGTGAAAATATTGACTTCACGGCATCGGAGGATATCGAATACATGGAAATCGTGCCGCTCAAGACATGCATCGGCATCGCGATGAGCACGATTGCGAAAGGAGCGACGGGAACGCTGTCGCTCACGGGCGTTTACGACATCCCGGCGGCAACCGGTGCGCTCGCGGTAGGCGATGCCGTCTATTTCGATGTGGAGCGGGGCAGCATCACGGCGACAAAAGCCAGCAATGTCCCTGCCGGCATCGCTGTCCTGGCAAAAGCGGAAAGCGGCACGACGGCAAGGGTGAGGATAGGCTGACATGAGCTTCAAGGAACAGGCAGCGGCAGATATCAGGAACGTATTCCTGAACCCTGCGGAATTCGGGGAGATGCACGACCTGGACGGCGTGGAATGCGTCTGCGTCGTGTCCGGCGATGCCACCAACACGCGGCAAACAGAGGCAAAGACCCTGCGGCTGATGAATGGCATCTATGGCGACTTCCTTACGGTATGCGTGGCAAAGGATGACCTCGGCCATACGCCGCTGCAGGGGAAGAATTTCCGCGTGGACGGGCATCTCTACAAGGTCGATGCCTGCACGGAGGACATGGGGATGCTGACCATCGAGCTTGGCGCGTACCGCATGAAGAGGTGACGGGCATGATCGAGATTGACGCAAGCGATTTGGAGCGGATGCGGGATATCCTTGCCCATTTGCCGGGAGCGGCGGACAAGGCGGCAAAGACCGCCGTCAGGAAGTCCATCCGCGGGGCAAGGCAGGATGCATCCAAGAAAGCAAGGGAACGCTATACCATCAAGCCGTCGTACATCACGCGCACGATGAAGGCTTCCTATGCGGGAGCCAGTGCGGTGCTGACATCGAGAGGGCCAGTCAACGACCTGTCCTATTTCATCACGCGGCCAAAGAGCGTGCCGCGCCATCGCCCGCCGGCCGGGCAGTACCTTTACAGCCAGGTCGTCAAGGGGCAGGGCGGCACGATAGCGCATGCGTTCCTCGCGAGGATGCAGAGCGGCCATGTCGGCGTGATGCGCCGCACGGATGGCAATGCGTCCCTGCCGATAGAGAAGCTGTCCGGCCCGTCCACGCCGCAGATGCTGGAAAGCCCGACGGTGCGCGAGTACATCGAGGCACGTGTTCGGGAGCGATTAGCGGCGAACATTGAGCATGAAGTGAATGCGTTCCTGATGGGGTATCGAAGATGACACCGACACGATTATTGGAAGCAGTTGCGGAAGAGACGGCAGATGCCGTCAAGGACTATGAAATGCTTGCGGAGGAAGAAGCCGACAAGCCGGTCACGGTCTATTTGCAGCACATACCGGACGAGGATTTTGAGGACGACACCTATTACCCGCTCGTCATCGTCAGCCTGGGAAAGGCGGAGGACGATATCAAGGGATCGCTGGCAACCGTCAATTTCACGTTCGGCGTATACGGCGAGGACAAGGCGGCATGGAAGGACTTGCTTTCCATGATGGAGCGGGTGCGCCAGCGGCTACTGACAAAGCGGCGGCTCTCCCGCCAGTTCCGGCTGGAACTGCCGCTGGTCTTTGAGACAATCGAGAGGCAGCCATACCCGTTCTGGTATGGCTACGCCTCGGCGAAGTACTGGATTGGGCAGCCGCAGGAGCAGCATGAGCCAATCCTGGACAAGATCATGGAGGAGGACAACCGACGATGAGCGAGACAGACATGAAGAAAGAACAGGCGCAGGCAGCCGAGCCTGCAAGCACCGGCGGCACTGCCGAAGCGGCGAGGGAAACGGGCGGCGCGGTGATGTACATCGGGCCGACCATCCTGCGCGACGGCCTGAAGAGAGGCACGGTCTACAAGCAGAAGCCGGAGGATCTGATAGCGGAGGCGAGCAAGAAGCGCAAGAACATCGGGCGGCTCTTCGTGCCGATCAAGAACCTTGGCAAGGCGCGGCAGGAAATCGCGCAGAGAGGGACGCCGCTCTTCCTTGCCAACCAAGAAGCGGAGGAGGGGAAGTAAATGGCAGCATACAAGCATGGCGTATACACGCAGGAGCAGGCAACGAGCCTCGTGCCAATGACCGAGGTCGAGAGCGGCCTGATCGTGGCATTCGGCACGGCTCCCGTCCATCTGGCGAGCAGCCCGATTGAGGCGAATACGCCGATGCTCTGCTACAGCTACGCAGAGGCAGTCGCGGCATTCGGATACAGCGATGACTGGGAGAAATACACGCTCTCCGAGGTCATCAAGACGCAGTTCGCCTATTTCAATATGGCGCCGGTCGTGCTCGTGAATGTCCTTGACAAGGGCAGGCATATCGAGAGGCAGGCAGCGACGGAAGTCGATCTTATGGAGCGCAAGGCGGTCATCAGTAGGCCGGTGCTGCTGCCCACGCTGAAAGTCGCGCTCACGTCGGGCGGCGCGGCGCTGGTGCAGGATGCGGACTACACTGCAGCCTACGACGATGAGGAGCAACTGGTCATCCATGCGCTGGACGGCGGCGCGATTCCCGCGAGCGCGGCGAAGCTCTATGTCGAGTACACGATGCTCAAGCCGGAGAGCGTGACGGCAGAGGACATTATCGGTGGCATCGACACGGCGACGATGGCGGCGGAGGGGCTGGAGCTCGTTGAGGAGGTTTTCCCGCGCTTCGGGCTGATTCCCGGCACGATCATCGCGCCAGGATGGAGCGAGAAGCCGGAAGTAGCTGCGGTCATGGCGGCAAAGGTTGACGGCATTGACGGTCATTTCCATGCGATTGCCATTGCGGATATCCCGACCGGTGAAGTGAAGAGCTACACTGCCGCGAGCGAGTGGAAGAACCGGAACAACTACACGGACAGGAATCTCGTCGCCTGCTGGCCGATGGTGCGGCTCGGCAACGAGAAATTCCACTTGTCTACGCAGATTGCGTCGATGATCAACCGCACGGATGCCGATCATGGCGACGTGCCGTATTACAGCCCGTCGAACAAGAGACTGCAAGCCAACGGCGGATGCCTTGCGGATGGCACGGAGGTTTTTCTCAGCAATTTGCAGGCGAACTACCTGAACGGGCAGGGCATCGTGACGGCGCTCAACTTCATCGGCGGCTGGAAGAGCTGGGGCAACCGCACGGGCGCATACCCGTCCAATACGGACGTGAAGGACAATTTCATCGTGCAGCGCCGCATGTTCCACTGGGTCGGCAATACGCTCATCACGTCATTCTGGGCGAAGATTGATGAGCCTGCCAACAAGCGGCTGATTGAGACCATCATCGACAGCGCGAATATCTGGCTGAACGGCCTGACGGCAAAGGGAGCGCTCCTTGGCGGGCGCGTCGAATTCCTTGAGTCCGAGAACCCGAAGACAGACCTGATGGACGGCAAGCTGCGGTTCCATGTCTACATGACGCCGCCAGCCCCGGCAAGGGAAATCGTTTTCATCCAGGAATACGATCCCAGATACATC